ACAACAGGCTCAGTACCCCTATCAACAGCTGCAATTCCAACAAAGCATGCTGCAAGGTCTGCCAATTTCTACGTACGCTAATACGACGAATACTAATCCGTTGAGCCAAATTACTGGGACTGTTGGTGGTTTAGGCAATCTTTACAATACCTTTAGCAAAGCTGGCGGTTAATAAGGACACATCATGCTCGGTACACCTTCTGTTAATGATATTGAAAGCGCCTACGGTAGCCAGCAAGGTTTGCAGTCGCTTAGCCAAAAAGTGGCGCAAGAACCTAAGGGCCCTGCGGGTTTGCCCTCAGACCTAAAAGACCTGATTGCCCTTGATGACCTGCAGCAACAAATGCAGAGCGCCCAGACGCAACAGAACTTGCAAAACCCTACTAACATGCCTACAGTAGCGGACCAACTAAAGCAAAAAATTATGGCTATGGAACAAGCAAGACAGCAGCAGGCAATTATGGCCCGTGCCGCTCCCGCTCCTGCTCCTGCAGCTAAAAAAGCTGCTCCGGCTCCGGCCCCATCCCCTGCAAGTTCTGGGTTGGATGTGTTGGGGTTACTAGGACTCCTTGGGTCTATGAGCGGAAATCAAGCACCAGCTCCACCGGAGCTAGTAAACATTGGCAAACAATTTGACTTAAGTAAGATGTTTAACACTAATCCCCTATCGCCAAACACAGGGGCATCAAATACAATGGCTACAGGAGGTTCCGTCAATGACCTCTTGAGAATACTGAACTCGAAAGGTTAATTATGGGCGACGGTGTATACGCAAGTGATGGTAGCCCTAGCGGGTATTTTGATGCAAACGGGGCCGTGGTAAATGCAGATGGGTCTGTTTTTGACCAAACATCTACAAATACCGCAAGTTCCGGTACTACTACAACCCCCTCTGGTAGCTCTGATGGTACGTCCAGCACTGATACTACAGATTCAAGTTCTTCTGGTTTAGATTCCGTGCTTGCGAAAGCATTTGGTATTAGCTTGCCAAAAGGAACTAACCTTGCCTCTTTAATTAGTGGTAGTGCAGGCACACTTACTGGTCTTGCTGCACTTGCTGCGCTGGCTAGCGGGAACAAAACAACCACTGCAGGTTATAAAGGTTCAATCCCTAAGCTGACTGCTACCCGTCAACAAATCAATCCTGCAGCCGCCCCCGGCCAAAGCCGCCAATACTTTACTGATACCCAGTACACCCCCCAAGATTCGGCTAGCGTAGCCGCTGCCCAGCAAGCTGCCGCTCAACAAGCAGCTCAAATTCAAGCTGCCCAACAAGCGCAAGCCCAACAACAAACACAGGTTCCTGCAATGGCAATGCCTTGGGCACAAAAAGCCGCTACTGGTGGCATCATGGGTTACGCTGGCGGTGGTGATACAGATAAAGACCGTTACCCTACACACGAAGAAGCAGTGGCTGCGTTCAATGCAGCTTACCCAACTCCTAAATACAACCAACCGGAAGAACGTGGTCCTATTGCCCAAGCCGCACATGACTTGATGGTGCAGTTCCATCTGCTGCCAGATAGCACCCCCGGTACTATTTCTCCTGAATCCCAACGTGCATCGGTTTACGGTACTAGTCAAATAGGCCATGCCGACGGTGGACCTATTCGCATGGGTGTAGGTGGAGTATTAGAAGGTTTAGCTACCGCAAACAACCTTAGTCGTTTAAGTGATGTGCCTTACATTTTTGATGCTGTAAATTCAGCAAAAACGGGCAATTACGGAGATTTAATAGGGTCTGCTGTTAATGCGGCATTGCCCATAGGCCCTGCGTTGGCAACGTACTCTGCTGATCTGAATAAAAACGAAGACAGTGATTTAAATAAACATCAATATGTTCAAGGACATTTTGGTAGAACACAAAGAACATGGGCAAATGGATTGGCTCAAGGCGGGCGCATCCATCCCGGTACTATTTCTCCTGAATCTCAACGTGCATCGGTTTACGGTACTAGTCAAATAGGCCACGCTGCAGGTGGGGTTATGGGTTATGCTGATGGTGGCTCGGCGCAAGCCCCACGGTATCTGCAAGGTACGACTGACGGGATGGCCGACAAAATTCCTACGTCGATCGACGGAAAAGACCCAGCCTTGCTTAGCCACGGCGAATTTGTGGTCCCTGCGGACGTTGTATCTCACTTAGGCAACGGCAACTCTGACGCTGGCGCAGAGCAACTCTACAAGATGATGGACAAAGTTCGTATGGCCCGCACGGGCACTAAACGCCAAGGCAAGCGTATTGACCCCGATAAGTTCACCCCCGGCGGTATTGCAGGTTACGCAAAAGGCGGCACAGTGCAGCATTTTGATACTGGTGGTAGTTCAACAACTAACCCTTCGGCTGGCACTTCGACTTCTTCTACCCTATCCCCTTGGGCTGGTGATTATGTAACCCAAATGCTGGGGCAGGCTCAGGCGCTGGGCAACCAGTCGATGCCTGTGTACCAAGGTGAATTGGCTGCTGGTCCTTCGGACTTACAGAACCAACAAGCTGCTGGCTTGTCTCAGTTGTACCAAACTGGCCTGCAACCTACGCAGTTCACTAACCAGTACCAAGCCCCCGGAGATTACTACGCTGGGCAGTACAACCAGCAAAATGTCCAAGGCCCCCAGCTGCAAAACTACCAAATGCAGCAGCCTCAAAGTATCAATGGGGTACAAGCACAAGCTGCTCAAATGAGCAACGCACCTACGGTTAATGCTGCAGGGTTTAACCAACCTTCAAACGTGGCTGCACAACAAGTAGGAAGCCAAAACTTTACTGGGGACTCCGTTTCTCAGTACATGAACCCCTACCTGCAGCAGTCTTTAGACCCACAAATTGCGCTGCTCCAACAGCAACAAGGCATTAGCCACCTCAATAACTTGAAAGCACAAACTCAAGCTGGGGCTTTTGGCGGTAGCCGTGCGGATGTACAAAATGCTTTGGAAAACCAATCTGACCAAATGGCTATGTCCAACTTGATTGGACAGGGCTATAACACTGCATACAACACTGCGGCGCAGCAGTTCAATACTTCTAATGCAGCTAACCTACAGGCTCAACAGGCTAATCAATCAACCGGCTTGCAAGCTGGCTTGGCTAACCAAAACATGGGTTACAACACGGGCCTGCAAAACGCCCAGCTGCAGCAGCAAGCTAACTTGGCTAACCAATCCTTGGCGGGTCAATATGGCCTGCAACAAGGCCAATTCGGTCAAGCAGCCAACATGAACACTGCGGCTAACCAACAAGCTGCAAATCTGGCTAACCAACAAATGGCTTACAACACAGGCAATACCAACCTGCAAGCTTTGCTGGGGGTTCAAAGTCTGGGTTCTGGGCAAAACATGCAAGGCCAACTGGCAAACCAAAGTACAAATTTGGCGACCCAACAGGCTCAACAAGCTGCAAACCAATTTGCTTATCAACAGCAAATGCAAAACGCGCAAAATCAAGCTCAGTATGGGTTGGCTGCACAGCAAGGTCAGTCCGCTGCAAATCAAGCATCGGCAAACTTTGGGCTATCTACACTGGGCGCAATGGGTACTGCAGGTGCTACTCAACAGCAAATCCAGCAAGCTCAAGATACGGCTGCGTACAATCAATTCCAACAACAGGCTCAGTACCCCTATCAACAGCTGCAATTCCAACAAAGCATGCTGCAAGGTCTGCCAATTTCTACGTACGCTAATACGCAAAATAACAATTTGCTCAGTCAAATTGGGGGAACAGTTGGCGGTTTGGGTGGGTTGTACAACAGCTTTAGCAAAGCTGGCGGTTAATAAGGACACATCATGCTCGGTACTCCTTCTGTTAATGATATTGAAAGCGCCTACGGTAGCCAGCAAGGTTTGCAGTCGCTTACTCAAAAAGTGGCGCAGGAACCTAAGGGCCCTGCGGGTTTGCCCTCAGACCTAAAAGACTTGATTGCCCTTGATGACCTGCAGCAACAAATGCAGAGCGCTCAGACGCAACAAAACTTGCAAAACCCTACTAACATGCCTACAGTAGCGGACCAACTAAAGCAAAAAATTATGGCTATGGAACAAGCAAGACAGCAGCAGGCAATGATGGCTCGTGCACAGCAACAAGGGTTCCGTCCCCAAGGCTACGGTCAATACCAGCCAAGTGCAATGCAGATGCAGCCTATGCAACCCACACAGGGTATGCCCCAGCAGCCCCAACAAATGCCCCAACAGATGCCGCAACAAATGCCTCCCCAGCGCGCTGCTGACGGCGGGTTGATGAACGTCCGTGTCCCAAACCATATGTTCCGTTTCTCTCAGGGCGGGATTTTGCATTTTGATGAAGGTGGGGAAGCGGATAGAAAACGTGCATTAAAAGCGATTGATGAAGCATTACCGGCGGAAAAGCCCGAGTCTTCTGATATGTCTGTAGCTGATTATTTAAAAAAACGTCAGATTGCAATTGACGCAGTCAATGCTAACTTGGCCTCACCCAGCACACCCTTGACCTTGGGAACACCGATTACAAATCGGGAACAACCCAATATTTATGGTGATTTGTTTTCTTCTAGGGACCCCGCAGCCAAAGCATTTGAAGGTGTTTCTGCAAGCCCTGAATCGCAAGCGGCATATAAAGCCACTTATGGGCGCGTACCACCCAATCCTCCCCCAGCAGCCCCTCAAAATGAAACTCCTCAGGTTGCCCCTTCTTCTGCTGGCGCAGGCCGTGGCGGTCAGGGTGGTCCTACTGCTGAACAAGCTGCTCAAAATACGGGTATTGCTGCCGCTTCAAGGGCTCCCAAACCTGCCCCCCAACAAAATATTCCGGTGGGTGGCCCGGTAACTCAACCCGGCGCACAAGGCGCTGCAGGTGCAGCTGCTAATAACCCAAGCGCTAGTGGCATGATTCAAACCAGCGCGGGTATGTTGCCAATACCAAGTTCGGTACAACAACTTATAAATAACCCTGCATATAAGAGGGCAATGGAACTTGCGGGCAAATCTGCAGATAGCTATGAAGATATTAAAAACATAGCTATGAAAATGACTCTTGACCGCGAATCCGAAATGAAACGGCAAGGTATCAAAACTCCTTTTGAGGACCAAGATAAAGCTTTGTCAGCATTAGAAAAGATGCAAGCTGAAAACCATGCAAGACACCAAGCCGAAAATGAAAAGCAAGGTTTGGAAAATGTTTGGAGCCGTTTAGCTAGCATGCAAGGTGGAACTGCCAGCCAAGCATTGGCGAACTCTCAAATTGCGGGGCAAAGACGAATTGACGACCAACGTGCTGCCGAAGAATCCTACCAACAAAAACGGTATGAAGATGCTCAAAAATTGGCGGACATGCGGTATCACAATGCTGCTGCAAAACTTGACTACTTTGATAAAAACTACAACGGGGCTTACGCTAACGCCCAAGCGTTTTCTAAAAATCAAACTGATCTTCTTAAAGACCAACTTACTGGGGCAACAAATGTGGCAACGGCTTTTGGGCATGCTGCAAGCTCAGATACTCAAGCTGCTACGCAGTTTGCAGATGTACAACAACGTATGCGCGAATTACGTCAACGCGTAAGCGAAGCGGCAGACGCTAAAAACGAACGTCTGAGTAAAGACAAGATGGATTCTGTGTACAAGTATGCAGAAAATCACCCAGTGGTTAAAGCTCTGACCAACGAACTTAAAGCTTTGGAATCTAATCCTTTAGCGGGGCTGCAAGCATCTAAAACTGGGCGCACTCAAGCAGTTATCCAACAAGAGTTGTCTAAAGCGTATTCCCAAGCAGTGCAGGAAAAAGCCGCGCAGTATGGAGTTGATTTGGGAATTACCGCGCCCGCTGAAACCCCAGCCCCTAAAAATCGACCACCCTTAAGCTCCTTTACTAAAGGATAAGCCATGGCTTTTGACGTAGAAGGCGCACTAAAAGCTGGTTACTCAGAACAAGAAGTTGCGGATTACTTAGGGCAACAAAAAAAGTTTGATACCAGCTCCGCTTTAAAAGCAGGGTACACACCCACTGAAATTATTCAACACTTAAGTTTTTTAGAAAACAAATCAAAAGAGCGTAGCTGGGGCGAGGCTGCATCAGATATTGGCGCAAGTGCTAAAGCGGGTTTAGGTAGTCTGTTGCAGTTCCCCGGCCAAATGTATGGGCTAGCTACTGGGGACTTTGCGCCTACAGGTTTATACGGATACGGTAAAGAACTTGAGCAACGTGGCGAAGCTGAAAAGTCTGCTGGACTTAAAGCCCGTGAAGCTGATGTAGCTGCTAAAGCTAAAGAAGCCGAAGAAAAACACGGTGCTTTGGCGGGGGCTTGGGAGCAAATTAAAGGGGGCCTGACGGACCCCGGTATGCTTACCTCTTTCTTGGCGCAACAAGCACCAAGCCAAATCCCCACGTTAGTTGCAGGTTTGTTAACCAGCGGCGCAGCCGCCCCTGAGATTGCTGCAATGCGTACCGCTGCTTCCAAAATGGCAGAAGGCGCAGCTAAAACTGCTGCAATGGACGCCCTAAAAACTGCGGAGCAAAGAGCCGTTACGATGGGTACTCGTGCTGCAGTTGGTACGGGGGCTGTGCAACAAGGCGCAGACATAGGTACTGGCGCTTACGAAGACTTATACAAAAAACTAAAAGATCAAGGTGCAACCGATACGGAGGCTGCAGCTAAAGCCCTAAGTCTTGCACGTCAAACGGGTGCATCTGGTGCAATAATTTCTGCGCTTGCCCAAAACTTGCCCGGAGCCCATAAGCTAGAGTCTATTTTTGCGGGCCAGAAACAAGTGGGTAGCCGCCTTGGTAGTGCGCTTGGCACAGGTCTTGGCGAAGCCCTTGGGGAAACTGTGGAAGAAGGTGGCGGTAAGTTTGCACAAAACTTAGCCATGCAGCAGGTTGACCCTACTCAAAAACTTATGGAAGGCGTGGGCTGCGTGGGCTCCACAGCAGGTCAAGCTGCGCTTGGCGGGTTTGGTATGGGCGCTCTGGGCGGTGCGGCTGCACGTCGTGGCGCTGCTGAAGAAGAACCTTCTATTGTTTTACCACCCGCTCCTCCTGCATCACCTGCCGCTGCGCCTGCAGCTCCGACCCCTCCTACCTATGGTGAGTTGGTTCAAACACGCGAACGCCTTAAGCAACAAGAGAAAACGCCTGAGGTCATTGCAGAATTAAAGGCTGTTAACCAAGCAATTAAGGAAAGCGACATTGCGGCAATTCAGCAAGATCGTGCCCAACAAGCTCAAGCTCAACAAGCCCAAGCACAGAAGGCTCAAACCCAACAAGAGCAAGCTGCACAAGACGCACAAAAAGCCGCAAACAGCGCGTTCTCTCAACCGGGCCCCCAGCAGCTCAGCATGCGTGGGCTTGAGCCAGACTACCAACTTAAAACACCAGCCCCCGAAACTACGGCGGCTCCTGCTGCCGCCCCTGCAGCACCTACGATTGACCAAGCACAACTTACGTTGCCGGGGTTCAATGCCCCAATCACCCAAGCAGATATATTGAACACGGGTATTGAGCACGGTAAAGGTGTTAAGAAATGGCTAACAGATAACGTAGTCGGTAAAACAACCGATGAAGTTAAAGCTATGGTAGAAAAAGACCCTACTTTATTGTCAAATAAAGGGCAACGTGCGCAAGTCTTGAAAGAACTGCTTAATCCCGCACCTGAGGTAGCACCATATAAGGAAGCCGAAAATGTTGCAAAACCTGTCAGTGAATCAACTGGAACAAGCGCTGTCGTGGCTAGCCAGCCCAATACAGGAACCACCACCGCAAAGCCTGCCAGAGTTGAACCCAGTGGAGTGGCAGTTGCTCAGCAACCTGCTGGAAAACCTGTTGTCGGAGAAGGACCACAGTCCGGTGCATTAACAGCGCAAAAACCAAACTATGCGCACATGGGCACTAATGAGCTGCAACAAACTCTTGAAAATGCAAACACAACAAATCATGCACTAGATTTGGCCGCAATCAGTAAACATTTTGGTTCTGAGGCGGCTGAAGCGTACGACAAGATGAACAACCGCCAACGAAATGCTTGGTGGGATAAAAATGCTACTGAGGCCCTTGAAAGAGATTCTTCTGTATTTAAAGGGGTCAACGAAGAAGAAATTCAAGCGCATATTGACACAAGAAATAGGTTAGACGATTCTTCAGCCGAAGCATTGGGCAGATCAATTGCCCTAATGTTAATGAATTCGGATGAATCTGGATACATTGGTTCGCCTGAATATGGCGCTGTACGTCATGCAATAAATGTTGCTAGAGAAAAAGGATTTGATGAAAACGTAGTTTTAGCAGCGGCTAGGCAGCGTGCTAGGGAGCGGGCGGGTTCGGACGCAGAAGAATTATTCCCAAATTTGTTTAAACAAACAGGTACTACCGCTTCCACATCCACACAACCTGCAGCTATTCAAACAGACTCACGGGAACAGAAACTTCGGGATCACTTGCAGTCTATTCTGAATGACCCCAAGCAACCCCAGTCCGCCAAATACGGAGTTCTGCGTCAGCTAGAAATTCTGGACCAAAAACCCAATGATTTAGAAGACCGTATGGGTAGGATGGAAAAATTCCACGGGCTTGAATCACCCGCCCCCGTTGCTGCGCCAGAAGAAGAAAAAACTGAAAAGCCATCCCCAGTAGTGAACCCTGCATTGGGTGGCGATGCCCAATTAACACAAAGCACTGCGCCTGCAAAGGCAGAAGCCCCCGTAGCAAAACCTGCGGAACGCACTGCTAAAAATGCATTTGAAGCGGCAGCTACTAGAACCCCATTGTTTGCTTCGGATGACCCAATTAAGCAAGAAGCAGATGCGCTTACAAAAGCACGGGAAAGTTCTGCCGATGCAATTAACGATAAAGATGCGGCGCTTGCAGATGCATTTGCCAGAAAACACAATACTAAAAATCCTAATTCGGTTGGTGCTACCCCCGCTACTTCTGTAGAAGCCCCCTTGCAAGGTCATATCACCCAAGGCGGTGTTCGTTCTGCGCTTGAAACAATTGCTAACCATACAGGCACGGTTTACAACGCCCTTGATAAGTTGATAGCAAGACGTTTGCTAAATGCTTCGTCACTGCCTACTGTTGAGGTCGTGCCGGAAGGCCACTTAGGTAAAGATGTTAACGGCGATACGGTTGCGGCCACCTATTACCCCGTCAAAGACCATATCAAAATTAACGAGTCACACGTTGGCGGGGCCACACTGTTGCATGAGTTGGTGCATGCTTTCTTGCACCGCCTGATTAGTTCACATCTGGGTGAACACTTAAATCACCCTGCAATTCGTGGGCTCAATAACGTATACAACTACGTCAAACGGGTTGCCCCGCACTTAGCAGAACACTACGGCATGTCAAACCTCAGCGAGTTTGCTTCTGAGACCATGTCCAATAAAGCGTTCCAAGACGAGTTGCACAAGATACCGTATCAACGCACCAATGCGTTTACTGCGTTTGCTAAGAAAGTATTGCAAGCAATTGGACTGCAACCTAACGAACAGCACACAGCTCTGGCTGCTGCCTTGATCCACTCCGAAGCTGCATTGAGCGAAGGCCGCAAGATGCAAGAGCAAAACAAAGGCATGTCGGTGCAGGGCCTGCTAGGAAACGAAGCAAACTTAATCCCCACTAGCATTGAAAAGGGCGCAGAGTATTTGATACCTCAATCCACTACGTTTGCAGGGGCTGTTAAGACTGCAACTCACAGCGTCAAAGAAACCTTGGTAGGTAAAGAAGGTATCGGCCTCGTTTCCAAATTACGGGTACAAGCCGTAGACCGTTTCGCGGTAACAATGCAGCGGCTGCAAGAAGCTAAAGATAAGAAAATGGCCGCTATTTTGGGTAAACCAGATGCCGCAGCTATTGCCCGTAAAGCACAAGACGTTGATCGTATGGTGCAGCCTTGGTTCCAAACTGGGGCCCTGCGTGTAGACCCAACTACCCGTGGAATTGCTGTTGAAAAACTTGTGGACAAAAACGGTAATGAAATCCACGCATCGCAAGTTTTCCCGATACTGCAAAGCTACGCCAAGAAAAACGGATTAAATTATGAGCGTGGGTACGCAATTGCTAGCCATATTTTGGAAGGCATGCGGGTTTCAGAACTAGTAAAGAACAATGCCACGCAAGGTATGGACGTTGTTATCCATAAAGGTTGGCGGGAAAATAACGACCCCAAGGGCAAGATTGACATGCAAAAAATACGCGATGCTGAGCATGCGTATAACAGCAGCCCAGAACTCAAACAACTGTCACACGTCATGGATACGGTTCGTATCGACATGATTAATGAGTTGGAAAAAGCTGGGTACTTGAACAGCGAAGACGCTAAGTTGTGGCGCGAAGCAGCGCACTATGTCCCGTTTGACCGCATTGATGATTTCAATAAAGGTTTTAGAACTTCCAAACGAACTGGGCGTCAAGGGTTGGCGCAACTAAGCCAAGCAGTAGATTTAACGGGGTCTGCTACCCGTGACGTTAAAAACGTTTTTGAAAACTACTTCAAGACTATGGGGTGGATGGCAGACCAGTTGGCAAAACAAAATGCTAACTCCTACATGCTGAATATGCTGACCGATATTGGCATCGGCACAAAACCATCCAGAACTCAAAATGGCATGGAGCATGCGGCCCCCCTGCTTGTTAAGGGCGAACAGTTCTATGTAGGTTTGCCAACCGTTTGGGACACAATACCATTTATTGATAAGACACCACCTAAAGCTAACTATGTGGTCTTCTTCGGCAAGATGGTTCCCGTGACCCGCAAGCTTGTGACTGCCAACCCAGCGTTTGCTTTGAAGCAGGTTGTTGAAGACGTGCAAGGTGCACTTATAACATCTCAAGTTCATAACCCGCTACGGTTTGTTTACGATGCATTTGCCAATTTTGGTAAGTTGACTTACCACGAAATCAAAGGGTTCATTGGGGACGTGTCTGGTCGCACACCTAAGATGCACGGCATAGAAGAACAGATGCGCAAGCTTGGGTTAGCAGGTGAAGTTGATTACACCTCCACAGGATATAACCCCGGTGAGAGCCTGATGTATGACTTGGGTATTCGTGAGCGTGGTAAATGGGGAGCCTTTGTGCATCGCCTTGAACGCATCACGCATGGCTCTGACTTGGCAGTTCGTAAAGCCCTTTACGACGATGAGATGCGGGCATCTAAAAATCAAAATGCAGCGTTAGCGGAAACAAAAGCCCGTGAGTTAATTAACTTCCGACGCCGTGGGGCAAACCAAATTGTGCGTGACTTGGTATCAGTCGTGCCGTTTATGAACGCCACATTGCAATCTTTGGATGTTACCTACCGCGCAGCTACTGGTATTGATGCACCCTCTGGGTTAGATAAAGCCGCCGCTCAAAAACTGTTCTTGCAAAACATGGCGATCTATGCAGGCTTGTCGTTGATTTACGCAATTGCTAAGAGCGGTGACGATGACTACGAGAAAATGAACCGCCGCATGCGGGACCAAAGCTGGGTAATGGGTGATGGTGTACGCATCCCCGTGCGGGGCGATATGGCAATTACTAAAGTTGCTATTGAAAATATGGTGGGCTACTTCCACCGTCAAGGCACACCTGAGGAACAACTGGCAAGCGAAGCGGTAGGTGCTGCATTAGCTTATGCATGGAATCAAACTGGGGACCGAGTTCTTGGTAACACCATTCCTCTGGCCCTGCGTCCGTTGTTTGAACTTACTACCAATCATTCATTCTTAACAGGACGTGAACTTGAGGGTACGCACCAGAAGCAGGAAGAGCCTTTCTCCCGCAGAGCCGGTAATACTTCTGAAACCGCAATTGCTGTGGCTAAGTTTGCTCACGACGAGTTTGGGGTACAGGTATCGCCAATTCATATTGATACCGTACTTAATAGTTACTTTGGCACAATCCCCGCAATGGTCAATATGTTTGTCAATCAAGCGATTAACCCCGGCAAGGCTGATACCCCCTATGCTAAATTGCTTGGGTTGAGCGCATACTATTACGACGAAGCAAATCTGACTAATCCAAAGGATGAGTTCTACGCACTGCGGGAACGTGTATTGCCCAAGCTGACTACATTGAATGACTTAGCTAAAACTGATATGGATGCCGCCCTGCGATACCAAACAGAAAACGCAAACGATTTGATGTTAGCTAAGCCTGTCCAGCATGCTCTGTCTGAATTGTCTAAAACCCGTGCGTACCGCAATTTCCTTGAAAGCCCTCAAGGTGCAGAAGAAATTCCCGATAGCGCCGAACGCACTAAACAAATAAGAGACATTGGTAATTACGAAAATGAGTTGGTCGGCTGGGTGCGTGAAGCCGAGAAGATGGTGCGTCAGTAAGTACGCCAGACCCGTACCCCATAGCGATCGTATTCGCATCGGGGGCGGGCATCAAACTCATAGCCTAGAGCCGCAGTTACCGGTTGCAGTGCTTCTAGCACCTGCTTAGGAGTTGCAGTTGTCGGCAGGAAGAAAGAGTTGTGGGGGCCCAGTTGCCCCCACGGTATAAAGAACGGTGTTCCTTGTACAACCAGTACCTCAGATATCGAGTTCTGGTTCGGCTTCTTCTGGCTTTTCTGGGATGAAGGCTGATTCTTTGAAGCCAAGGGCATCTCCATCAAATACATAGCAACGGACTTGGATGCCGCCCAAACCGCCTAGCGCCCCTGAACCAATACGAACTGGAACAGACCTGCCTTCGTGCTTGAGCAAACCACTCTTAGTCATGAGCAATACGCTTTCACGGACATCCACCTGCTTTCTACTAAAAAAGTTTCGTAGTTCTGCAGCGGGAATTGTAAGTTCCTTAGTCGTTGGGCAGTAGCGCATTTTAAGTTCACCTCGGGGCGAGATGATCGGAGCCTGCGGAACTGAACCAGTGGACTTGGCAATAACTAATACGTTATTAATGTTTTCATTCACAAAGGCCGCTAGGGTTTCCTGAGCCACGATATTGAGATCGCCAACGCTCGCTTTGGTATGAGCCCGTGCACGTTGCACTTCGTTCGTTGCATACTTGTAAACCCGTGGGATGTCAATCTCATGCAGACCCAACTTCTGTGCAATCAACGCACCCACAAAGCAGCAAGCCAAGTAAACAGAGAAGTACCGATCGGTCTGGTCAATATCCAGTTCCTTGTCAATCTTCTGCTGCATGTCAAACAACGCAGTCCTGATCGAGTCCATGTTAGCTAGGACGTGCTGAATAAAGATCGGGCCCGCCACGCCGTAGTTGTCTGATAGCTTGTTGAATACTTGGTCAATCTCTTGCTTTGTAGCGCCACGATATTGTCTAAGCGTAAGTTCTAACACACGGCGTAACTCACCGTCTGCGGTGCTCTTGATCTGCTGCAGGGCGTCTACAACAGAGTGGTTACCTGAGGTCACAGTAAAGTTGCACCATGTAGTTTTGTTCTCCCGCAGCTTATTGCTTTGGTTATCCATGCGGTGCTTGCCCCGACCCGAGCTAAACCCGTACGACATAGAGGACAAGTTCTCTGAGGTCTCATTAGTAATTTCATCAATCGTAAAGCACAGGCTGTTCATCATGCCAAGCATCTGCATCTTGGAATTCATGGTGTCGTCCTGCTTCATCAGCAGGGTATCAGGCTCACCAAAGATTGAGTTAATCACCATCTGGGCAGTTGACTTGCCCGAGCCTGAGCCGTTGAACTTCAAGTGCAGTTGCATACCACGAATAGTCTTGATGTCCATGAGCCGCAGTAGGGGTGAGCCAAACCCTGTGAAGAACGCCAAGGCATGTGACTCAAGTTCGGGGCGGTTATAGAAGTTAACGATCTTCTTCCACTCTTCCAATGTGCCACGTGGTTTAAACAAACCAGCAAACTGTCTGGTCGTGCTGGTCGGGGGCGCAAGCTTAGTTGTGCTGGGGGTGTACTCGATTTCACCGATCACAAAGCCTGCCATGTCAGGAGTCCACCCCATCTGACTGCGGGTGCGGTTTGCTGCATATTTATCCTGCAGCTTCTTTATTGATGATGCAAAGTAAGCCATAAGTGTATTGATCTCCTTGCCATAAACAACTACCCCGTTCTTGACTAAGGTGTCCCTAAGTTTCTCTGGGCTAAACAAACTGGTAACNGGGGCGTAGAACCTACGCACACCGTCCATCTTCATNTGCAGGTTGATGCCAACCAACTCACCCTCGCCTGTGCCATGCTCGTCCAGATCAAAGAACCGTTCAGTCAGATACAGGTCTTGTGGGTAAATTTCAACCTGATCTTCGTTGCCGTCTTTGTCCTGCACTTTTCTATATACCCCTCCATTTGCACCACGGAAATATGGGAACGGATAGGCAGGGATGCTCAGCGTGATCGCAGGGGTAACTTCGTCCGCTGGCTTTTCAATGATGTACGTGTCATTATCGGGAACCGTTTCTTCTACGATTCTGCCAAGGGCGATCGGGCTACTGACCAAGTGTTTGCAACCCTTGCAACCTTCAGAATAATTCTCCCTATACCACTGGCAAGTGTAAGGGCCTTTAGTTTCAGCAGCTTTGGCTTCAGTATCTTCTGCCGTATAACTTGGGTGCGCCTTGGATATCTTATGGATAGCCTTGGCTCCGTCTTCGCAACGTACAGCGATCGACAGTGCTGCCCGCCATAGGGGTTCTTCAAGCGTAGCAGCGTTTACTAATGCGTTTTTAATCTGTGCACAGCCGGTTTCACCCATGCTGCGCTTAACAATCTTTGTGAATGACGACTTAGGGTATTCACCCCCTGCAATGTCGTTACTTGTTTCGTCCATACCAAACTGCTTGGCAAAGGACAAGTCCATCGCTGGCTGCGGTAGCGCCGCAGTAAACACTTCAAAGGGTGTTACTAACCCTTGGTGCATTATTTGTACAGGTCGTGCTTGATCGTTTTTATAGTTGTTCGTTCCGGGAATACGCAGGATACGAGCGCGGTCAGTAGTTACCGCTGGGTCAGCATAAAGGTTGTGTTGTTTGCAAAGTTGTTTGAGCGCCTTGGCGTAGCCGTACCAAATATCAGACGGTACATTCGTATCAAGAGGCCAGTACACATGTAGCCCATTACCCGAGTTAACCACGGTAGGGCTTGGCAAATTAGTTGCTTGCAAAAACGCATTGAGCGCCTGTGCAGCTTCGGGTTGGTCAGCGTACGGCTTACCTTCCCCACAGTCTAGGTCAAGAAAAAACGAGCGCAGAAAAAGTGAGTTATCTGCTTCCCGCTTGGACATCAGTTTGAATGAAGCCAACGCAAAATATGCATCAACACCTTGGGAATTCAGCCCAATACCAACTTCATCAACGTCTTCAATCGTCCTATGAAACGACTGCTTGATCTTACCCGCACGGATACCGACTGTGCAGTAGTGCCCTTCAGTGGGCAATATNGTTGTCAGAAAATCATTCACATAGCCTCGGCATAGCTAAGAGGGAAAAAGGGCGGCAAGTCTCCCTGCCGCCCACCGGATTTGGTTACTGCTGTTTAATTTGCGCTGTAACTTCAGGCATCACTGCCAGATATTTGGGGTACGGTTTTGTTCGCCCTGTCATCCAGTTGTACACAGTCGCCCGTGTAACTTTGAGCAAGTCTGCCGCTTGACTAATGGATACTGCATGTTTTATACATGCCAAGGCTAGCGCCTTGACTTCCTTATCCAAGTCGGCTGACTTTACTCGCTGGATGAAAAGGGAGTCGTACCCCCTTACCGGTTTATTCATCGTCGTCTGTTGCCCAGTCGTTCAGGATGTCTGAGACGTTCTTAGCTACCTCAGGCTTAGGTTCAGCCTTTTGTTTCACGGTACGTTTCACGGGTTCTTTGACGGGTGCGTCCTCAACTTCTTCAGCTTCCTCATGCTTGATAGCAGGTGTGTTCTTGAAAGCCGCAGGCAGGGCAGGGGCAGTTTCGCTCTTGCTAGGAACCATCTTGAACTCAATGGCTTGCTTGGCGTCTTCGCTTTCGCTCTGGGACTTGGCGGTGTTCCACTCTTCACGAGTCAGGGGGCGCACAGCACGGAACTTCAGAACAGGCACAGCTTCGCTGGTATCAAAGCGGGCTTCGGTAACGATGCCAGTGATCGGCAGACCGTGACCCTTGAGGAACTTACCAAAGGCTTGCAGACCCATCTTCTCACCCTCAGCCTTACCAAAGTAAGACTTGCTAGGCACAGACATACGGTACACATTGCCGCTGATATCGTTTTCCAAAGTCACAGCCAAACGCTTGCTGAAGCGGCAAGCGCGGGACTTACCTTCGCCGGAACCTTCGATGTTTTGTGGGCAGCCCATGCAGGTGGGGTGCTGGGGGTTTGGCACTTCTTCATTGGGCTTCTCACCTTCGGCAGACCAGCAAGCTGGTTTGATGTCCTTGCCTTCTTCATACTTCTCTGCGTAGAACGTGCGGGTCACGCCCTTGCCTGATGCAATGATGACGAAGTTCATGGCACGGTCTTCATTCTTGGAGACTTCTTCGCCGCCAACAATCATGCGCCACACGCCGCCCTTGATTGAGATTTGTTTGCCACCGGAGTTACCAGCAATGTCGCTGGTGGTGGAGTCATTTGCTTCACGCAGGTAGTCGGGGATGACGGAGCCGGATTTGAAAAGGGTTAGGTTACTCATTTGATTTCCTTAAGTTATTTAGAACGACGAACAGTGATTGAGTACTTGGACTCAACGTTAACACCTGCAGGCATGAGCCCCGGATTTTCGGTGACAAATTGCTTGAAATTAGTCTGGGCAATTCGTCTTTCCAAAAGGTCTGGCACATCGTGCTCACGGATGAACTTGTACATACTGTCCCAGTCGCTAGTCCAGTATCGGGTTTTGACGCCCCTAGTGAATGAACCAAACGGGGTCTTGCCACCGTCTTGGCCTGTAGATTTGCATACCTCAAGCAGTTCCTGCTCAATGGCTTCTAGTTGGTGGTCGAGAGCAGCTAGTTCTTCTTCCATCTGCTTCTTTTTAATTTCCTTGGCGTCGCGTATTTTGATGTATACCCGCACCAATTTGCTTACATCACTCATATTGATTCCTTTGATTTGCGTTGAACGAGATTAAATTATACATTGTTTAAGGTCACATATCAAGCTCCTGTTTGTAAAGATCAACTAATCCTTGATGAAGGTCGATTTTGTTTTGCAGCATGACGTACATGCGCTTCTCAACAGGACTGCCCTGCAGGTGCGTCACTGTGACGTGATTGGTCTGACCTGCTCGGTGCGCTCGGGAGTTGGCTTGCAGGTAGATTTCTGTGGAGGCAACTGGGCCCCACCATACCACTTGGTCGGCTCGGGTTAACGTGATGCCGTGTGCAGTCGCTTGCGGTACAAGCAGAAGTATACGTGGTTCGTCTTCGGTCTGGAATTCCTTAATGATCTCTGCTCGTGTCGTAGCCGATACGCCGCCGTGGATTGTCTGCACTGTGTAGCCTTGTTTGAGGAGCGAATTCTCCACCATCTGCAGGGTGTGCCTATATGGGATAAACACTAATACCTTGTTGTCTGTCTGCTCGATCACCTCTACCAGCTCGTTGAAGCGGTTGGTAACATCAAACTCAACGATTTCTTTATTGTCCGTATAGACTGCCCCTTGCGAAACCTGCAGAAGTTTGTTAAGCATTGAGGCGGCATTGACTGCAGTGATCTCCTCCCCTGCCGCAATCGTCATCATCTGATGCTTGAGGGCGTTGTAGTACTTGGCTTGTTGTGGCGTCAGCGGAACCTCACGATTGGAATACAGCAGGTCGGGCAAGTCCAGACACTCAGCCTTGGTAAACCGTATAGCAGGTTGCAGTATTTCATGCACTATGTTTTTGGACTCCTGCCGTGGAACCCATTTGTATTGGTTAATTTTTAACATAACCCTGTCACGGAACGAGCCAAGGAACTTAGGCACAGACTCAGGGTTCACAAGCTTAGCCAAGCCGTAGGCATCCAGCGGGGACTGCGATGCAGGTGTACCCGTCATCATCCACAAACGAGTCGTGGGTTTCAGCAAAGACGCAAGGGCTTTCCAGCGGTCGGTCGTCACGCTCTTGACTGCATTGGCTTCGTCCACAATGATTAAATCAAACCCACCAGCCGCAAGCTCAGCGGTAACTACCTTCACGCCGTCAAAATTAATGATGACGAACTCATATCCGCCGTTAATGATGGCCGCACGTTTCTCACGAGAGCCTTGGGCGATAGCCACTGTACGGTGCATCACCGTCTTAAATAAATCTGACCGCCACGCTGTGTCCATGATCGACACAGGGCACACCACCAGCACCCGCTTGACCCGCCCTTGATTCATTAGGTAGTCAGCCGCCCATGCCGCCGCACTGGTCTTACCTGTACCTGCCTCGTTAAACACGAAACAACGTGGATGTAGCGTTAGGAATTCTGCAGTGGTGCGTTGGTGATCGAACGGCTGATATACCCCCGGCCAAGCGTACTTCGCCGTGATCGGTGAGGGCACGTCCTTGATACCTATATTGCGTAGCAGTTGCGTTGAGTCAAAGTCCCAGTTGACTAGGATTTGAGACATATCCCCATTCTGTTGCAGGATTTTGCTCTTGGGAATCAAGGCAGTAATTTGGTCTGCCTTGCGGGTGTTAAACAGTAGTGCGCGATTGTCGATGATTTGCATGATTAAACAATGTATAACTTATAGTGGAGAAAAATAGCTAGGTAGTTGCCTACCTAGCTAAACGCTTCTAACGAAGCAACCACGATGGAACCAATGATACCTTACTTTGAACGTGATTGTGCACGTTCTTTTTTGCTAACTTGTGAAACCAACTGCCCCTTCTTGCCACGCGCAAAGCTACGGTTAGCAGACTCGCTAACAGCCCGCAGGTTACTCAGAGCCAAGGGCTTGCCCTTCTTGCTCAGGGGTTTGATATGGTCTACGTCTACGGTGCTTGGCAGGTTGCCATGCTTGGCCTCGTATTCTTTACGAGCCTTGTTACGTGCTTCACGCATCTTGACTTGCTTGGGGGAGTCTTCGTACTTCTCCTCCTTGGCGTAATTTCGTTTAGTTGCCATTGTTGTACTCACAAGTATTAACTGGACAAAACCTGCAGAGGGCCGACTGCTTGGGGTTCCATACGCCGTGATCTACGGCGGCTTCAATCATGTTAGCCCTACCCGCCCATTTAGAAAAGATTTCAGGTAACTGTTCACGACTGAACTCAGCCTTAATTACATCACCGACCACCACAAAAAGCAATGCGCCCTTGACGATATTTATTTCTGGGTGGTGCGACATAACCATAGCCGCCATAAGCTCTAACTGACCGACATCTGCGTAACGGCTAGTCTTACCAGTTTTGTAGTCGGCTAAGCGGGCAACGCCTCTCTCGCGGTCAATGGCAAGGAAGTCGGGTATGCCTCGGAACCATACGTCTTTGTCAAAAAATCCACATGGGGTGAAGTCCGAACGTATTCCCAATTTTTCTTCGCATCGTACGTCTGCACGGATTTGGGCGAGACGTTCCACGAATGGCTCGTAACTCTTAAAAGTTTCTGGAAGTGGTGTTTTATCACGGATGAACTCTTCAAATGCTTTATGCACAGCAGTCCCATAAAGGGTAGCTTCTGTGTCTTTCTGTTTGACTTGCTTTAATATACGGACAACGTGGTATTTACGGGGGCAGGATTCAAAGTCTTTGATTGCCGAGTACGAATGAGCTAGTGCCATAGATTTACCACGTTGATTTGACCGCCTATTCTAACAGTCGCCGTATGACAAACCAACCCCTGATTCACAGGACAGCGGTAAATCTTTAGCCCACTTGGGTCGCCATGACATGCACTCCTCAACGAAGCGCACAGCCTCATCCCGCTCGGCGGCGGGTGCAACACAAGCCACAGCATCATGTACGGTAAGCACCACCTGATATCTTTTTGATATCCGCAGCATCTGCTCACCCACAATGATTCGGGCCACAGCTTGCGTGAAGTTCTCCACACACTTACCACCATAGATGTACACAGGCCGCCCCTTGGACATATAGCGCCACTGGTCTTTGTTCTCTACTGAAACTTTCTGCAAGTCTGGGTATTGAATAAACAAACCATTGGGTAGGGAAAACCCTTTGTTCGGCACAACCTTGATTACGCCCTGCGCGTCCACCTGCGCCCCGTTGTTAAACGATAACGCTTTGAGACCTTCTTCAGCCGCTTTCCAGAGCCTAGTAATTTTCGGATATGTAGTTCGGTAAGTATCAACGATTCGCTTAGCTTCCTCGCCCGATACTTCAACACCAAAATTTTTAAGTTGTGCTTTAAACTTCGCCGCCCCCATGCCATAGCCTGCACCAAGAATCGTAGTTTTGCCGACGAATCGTTCGTCTTTGGTGATCTCCGAAACGGGCTTGCCGTAAATTGCCGACGCCATAATCTTGTAGACATCATCTTTCCTTTCAAATGCATCAACGAGGTCATGCTGACCTGCAAGCCACGCCAACGTACGTGCCTCAATCTGTGCAGAGTCGCAATCAATAATCACATAGCCTTCGGGCGGCAAGATAGCCTTCTTGATCTTCCCTGCGTTCTCCCCACGGCTAGGTAGGTTCTGCAAGTTCACAGAGTCTTGCCCCGACCAGCGGCCTGAGTGTGCACCGTAGTACCGCAGGGGCACAGGGAACAACCCACGGTCTGCCATACCAATGAACCGAGCAGTACGAGTTTCCTCAATGGTCGTCTTGTTCCCAAACCGTGCCGACACCAGTGCTTGCACGTCTACGTTCGGGTGCTCAAGTAACTC